ATTATAATCTTTTGCAACTTTGTATATCCTTCTATGATATACAAAGTTGCAAAAGATTATAATGAAGCATGGGTTCTGATTGAAATTAATACGTCAGAGCAAGTTGCTGAAATTCTACATAGTGAATATGAATATGAAAACATTATATTTGTAAATAGAACGAATCAAGGCCAAGTTGTTTCAGGTGGTTTTGGCGGTGGCAAAACACAATTAGGCGTAAATACAGACAAAAAAATCAAAAGAATCGGTTGTATGAACTTTAAATCCTTAGTTGAAGGTAAAAAGTTATTGATTCAAGATTCTGATACGATTGCTGAGATTTCAACTTTCATAGAAAAAAGAAATAGTTATTCAGCAGACGAAGGATATCATGATGATCTAGTCATGCCTTTAGTGCTTTTCTCTTGGCTGACAACAAATCCATATTTTAAAGAATTAACTAATACGAATATACGAAAAGAGCTTTATGAGCAAAGAATGAAAATGATTGAAGATGAGATTACGCCGTTTGGAATTATTGATAATGGTTTCTCAGATAATAAAATTGTTGATGGCGCTGGTCAAGTTTGGGAAATAGATAAAAATTTTGAAAACCATACCAGTGATAATGTATTCTTGAAGCTGTAAATCGTCATTTTTATAAATAAATTGAAAATGATCTTATAGATTGAATAAAAATCATCATTATAAACAAGGAGAAAATAAATGGCAATCAGTCTAATTTCACCAGGAGTCAAAATTACCGAACAAGACTTGGTTTCTTCTTCATCAAGTCTAGCTGCGACTGCTGGCGCATTTGCCGGAATGTTTCGTTGGGGTTCTATTGATCTTCCTCAATTAGTGCTCAACGAAGCAGAATTGGTGGCAGAGTTTGGTAAACCAAAATCAACAAATGTTGTTGACTTTTTAAGTGCTGCAAATTTTTTATCGTATGCAGCACCTTTGTACGTTGTTCGTTCAGCAAATAACACAGCAAAAAATGCAACATCCGAAGCAACAACAGGATCAGGAACAGCAGGAACTGGTGTTCTAATTAAAAACAAAGACGTTTATGAGACAACAGCTTCATTTGACAACGGTCCTTGGGCAGCAAGATATGCTGGCGAAATAGGAAATTCATTGAAAGTTTCCATTTGTCCATCCGCAGCTGCATGGCAATCTACATTGACTGGAACATTTACTGTCGCTATCGGAACTACAGCAGTTGTAGGATCAGGTTCAGCAGCAAACACAGAATTGATACCAGGCGACTTGTTTGTTGCTGGTGGAAAATCAATTCGTGTAGCGTCAATTACAAATGCAACACATTTCACACTTGAATCAGCACATACAACAGGTGTGACAGCAGGATCTTCAGCAGTCCGTCGTTGGGAGTTTTACGGAGAATTTACAGCAGCGCCCGGTACATCAATATATGGCGCAGGTGTCAATGCAGTAAATGATGAATTACATATCGTAGTTGTTGACGAAGATAGTGTAATTACTGGTGCAAAAAATACAGTCCTAGAAAAATTTGAAGGTTTGTCAAAAGGTTCTGACGCAAAAGCATCAGAAGGCGGAACAAATTATTATAAAGATATAATCAATAATCAATCAAAGTGGATTTACTGGACAGATCATGATTCAGCAGGATCAAATTGGGGCAATACTCTAGTCGGTACAACATACACAGCAGTCACAACACCAAAAAATTACAGTCTTGCTGGTGGCAATGATGGTGGTGCACTTACTGACGGTGATAGAACTACAAGCTATTCATACATTGCTGACGAAAATTCTGTTCCTGCTACTCTAATTGTTGCAGGTCAAGCATCAGCAACCGTTGCAAACTACATCATATCTGAAATTTGTGAAGTCAGAAAAGATTGTATCGCCTGTATTTCACCACTCAGAGCAAACGTTGTCAATAACGCTGGTTCAGAAGTGTCTGCAATTGAAACTTGGGCTGGAACAGTTACAAGATCAACTTACGCTTTTGCTGATAGCAACTGGAAATATCAATATGATAAGTATAATGACACCTATGTATATGTTCCATGTAATCCTGACACAGCAGGTGTGATGTCAAGAAATGATGTTCTCCGTGAATCATGGTTGTCTCCAGCAGGGCCTGCGAATGGCGTCATGAACAATGTTGTAAAACTTGCATGGAATCCAAATCAAACGGCACGTGATGCACTCTACAAAGTTGCAGTGAATCCTATTTACACACAAATAGGTCGTGGTACTTTGTTATTTGGTGATAAAACATTCTTCTTGAAGAATACATCTTTAAATCGTATAAATGTCCGTAGATTGTTTATTGATATTCAAAAGACTATCGCTGACGCTGCAAGAAATGTTTTGTTTGATCAAAATGATGAATCAACAAGAGTAAACTTTGTGAATAATGTTACACCATATTTAAGAGCAGTTCAAGCGAGGCGTGGTCTTCAAGCGTTTAGAGTTGTTTGCGACAGTTCTAACAACCCTGATGAAGTCGTGAGCAATAATGAATTTATATGTGATATTTTTATTCAACCAATTAGGTCAGTAAACTTTGTTCAATTGAATTTTGTTTCTGTAAGAGGATCTGCAAATTTTACTGAAATTGCAGCTTAATGATCTTATTGAATAAAGGAGAATAAAAATGTCTTTCAGTATAACAACATTCAAATCTACATTGAATGAGGGTTCAAGACCAAATCTGTATAAAGTTAGTGTGACGGCGCCGAATACACAGGTGCCGCAAGCTAATATGACTAATTTTAATTTTTTATGTAGATCAGCGTCTTTGCCTAGTTCAACAGCTGGAGTTATTGACATACCAATGATTGCTGGCAGACGCTTGAAGCGTATAGGTGACAGAACATTTGCTGAATGGACTACTACCGTTTTAAATGATGAAAATTTTTATATTAGATCGTCGCTAGAAAAATGGCAAAATGATATTGTAAAAGTAAATTATAATTTAACTACCATTGGTAATAGAACTTTTACTGGAGGTTCTGATGATTATTATTCAACAGTGACAGTATCTCAACTAGATTCATCAGGTAACGAAGTTTCTAATGGTAAATATACACTATACAATTGTTGGCCTAGCGACATTGCTGCGATTGATTTGTCATATGATACTACAGATACTCTTGAAGAATTCACTGTCACTTGGACATATGATTATTACACAGTAGATGGTATAACTGTGGGTGGTGTAACAGCATAATATAAAAAATATTTTAAGGAGTATATTAAATGGCCATTGATACAATTTCAAGTTTATCGTCAGCGATGAAGGCTGGCGCTAGACCGAATTTTTTTAGAGTTAGTTTTCCTAACACACATGCAAAAAGTTCAACAGCGGCAGATATTGCAAACGTTAATATATTATGTAAAGCAGCAGCGATTCCCGGCATGACTTTGGGAGTGATTGAAGTTCCTTTTAGAGGTGGTAGAAGAATCAAAATTCCTGGCGACAGAACATTCGCTGATTGGACTGTCACATTCATTAGCGATTCAGCACATAAAATTAGAAAAGCTTTTCTTGATTGGCATAATGATGTAGCATCTTTTGATTTTAATTCAACAACGCTAAGGCCTAATGTATCTCGTAGTGCTCAATATAATTACGCTGTTGATATTACAGTAGATCATTTAAGACAAGATGGTTCTGTTGCTAGAACATATCTATTAGGTGAAGCATTCCCAACTGATGTGGGAGCTATTGATCTCTCTTTTGATTCTACAGACACAATATCAGAATTTACTGTTACATTCCAATATCATTATATGAATGCTAAATCACTCGCAGCTGGTGTTACAACATCTGCGACATTCGCAACAACCGATGATTTATCTGTGACACCAGCATAATAATAAACTTAACATTCGCAACAAATAAATAGTTGCGTAATAGTTATCAACAAAGGGAGCTATTACGCTCCCTTTTTAATTTATATAAGAGAAAAAAATGGCAATAAAACTATTTGGTTTTAAAATTGGTAAAGATGATCCAGAGCAATCGCTTCCGCAATCATTTGTTCCTAAAGCAGAAGATGATGGCGCAGTTGCTATTTCAGCGGGTGGTGTTTACGGAACTTATGTTGACTTAGAGGGTCAAATTCGGTCTGACTCTGAACTCATCAATAAGTATCGTGAAATGGCTATGCAGCCCGAATGCGATTTAGCAGTTGACGATATTGTCAATGAAGCAATTGTTTACGAAGAGCATAGATATCCAGTTTCAATTGTTCTAGATAATTTGAAGCAACCTGAATCAGTTAAAAAGAAAATTCGTGATGAATACGATCACGTTATGAAACTTTTAGATTTCAATAATCAAGGCTACGACATCTTCAGACGATGGTATGTTGACGGAAGACTTTATTATCACATGATTATTGATGAAAAGAATCCAAAAGCAGGCCTTCGTGAAATTCGTTATATTGATCCACGAAAGATTCGCAAAGTTCGTGAAGCAGTCAAGAAAAAAGATCCGACTGGTGTTGCACAGATTTATACTAAACCAAATGAATATTATATTTTTTCAGACAAAGGTTTTGCAAAAGATGGCGCACAGGGTTTAAAGATTGCATCAGACTCAGTGTGTTATGTTCATTCTGGCGTTTTTGATAAAGATGGTAAAGTTGTCATTTCACATCTTCATAAAGCAATCAAACCATTGAATCAATTGCGTATGCTTGAAGATGCCACAGTTATCTACAGAATCTCAAGGGCGCCTGAACGTAGAATCTTTTACATTGATGTTGGTAATTTACCAAAAATAAAAGCTGAACAATATCTTCGTGAGATCATGCAGAAATACAAAAACAAATTAGTGTATGATGCACAAACAGGTGAAATTCGTGACGATAGAAGATTTCAAACAATGCTTGAAGATTTCTGGTTGCCTAGGCGAGAAGGTGGCAAAGGAACTGAGATCACTACACTTCCTGCAGGTCAGAACTTAGGTGAAATTGAAGACGTTCTATATTTTCAAAAGAAACTCTACAAATCTTTGAACGTACCAATTTCAAGATTAGAATCTGATCAAGGATTTTCTTTAGGTCGTGCAAGCGAAATTAGTAGAGATGAGTTAAAATTTTCAAAATTTATAACAAGACTTCGTTTGAGATTTACACATTTATTTGATAAAATATTAGAAACACAATTGTTATTGAAAGGTGTGTGTACACGAAATGAATGGCTTCAACTTAAAGAAGAAATCAATTATGATTTCATTTCCGATTCTCATTTTGTTGAACTAAAGCAATCTGAAATTATGAAAGAAAGAATGGCACTTTTGAGTGAAATTGATCCGTATGTGGGTAAATATTTTTCAATTAACTATATCCGTACACACGTTCTTCATCAAACCGAAGATGAAATGAAAGAAATGGATAAAGAAATGGAAGAAGACAAAGCAAATATGGAAGATGAACCCGTAGAAGCACCACCGCCACCACCGCCACCACAAGAAGTTGTTGTGAGTGTGAAAAAAGAAGAAATTGAACCACGAATTGTTGATGACACTGATCAAAAAGAGTTAGCTAAATCTATGACACGCTTTTTTGAAACACTAACTGAAGAGACAAAGCATGAGCGAGGAGAAAAGTAAGCTCACTGAGAATGCTCTTGCTGTAGCAACTTCAATCGCATATACAAAAAAAGAGATTGGAAAACTACAAGAAAGAATAGATTCTCTTTCGTCACAAAAAGAAATTGTAGAGATTGTAGGTCCACAGGGCGAACAAGGTCCTCGTGGATTGCCAGGCATCGCAGGTGAAAAGGGTGATCGTGGTGAACGAGGTGACAAAGGTGATAGAGGCGAACATGGCATTCAAGGAATTCCTGGTGCACCTGGTGAACAAGGATTCAAGGGTGACAAAGGCGACAAAGGTGAAAGAGGTGATGTAGGACCACAAGGTCCTCAAGGTGAAAAAGGTGATCGTGGTGAACAAGGTGTTCAGGGCGAAAAAGGTGACAAAGGTGATAGAGGTGATAACGGTCTTCGTGGTGAAAAAGGAGACAAAGGTGACCCGGGTCCGCAGGGTGAAAAAGGTGATCAAGGTTTGCCTGGCAGAGATGGAAAAGACGGTAAAGATGGCGCAAAGGGCAAAGACGGAAAGAAAGGTGACAAAGGTGATCCTGGTCTTCAGGGCCTTCAAGGACCTCAAGGTGAAAAAGGCGACAAGGGAGACAAAGGTGATCCTGGACAAGATGCAGATGTAAAGCCTATAGAAGATAAATTCAAAAAATTTGCTGATAAACTTGAAAAAGAATTTGGTGAATATAGAAATCGTGTCAATGTTTCAATTTCTAGAGCGTTAGCGTCAGACGCATGGAAAGCAACTGGCAGTGGTGAAGTCAATCTTCGCTGGTTAGATGATGTCAATCGTGATAATATTCAAGACGGTTTTGTTTTGTCTTATGATGAAGCAACACAAAAATTCACTTTCATATCACCATCAGCAGCATCATTTAATCCATTAGATGTAACGCAAGTATTCGCTGAAGTCAAAAATGCTGAATCATTTACAATCACGAAGGGTCAAGCAGTATATCTTTATGCTGCTACAGGAAATAAAGCATCCGTAAAACTTGCGTACAATACTGGAGATCCTACATCAGCAAAAACGCTAGGCCTCGTTTATAGTTCAAGTATTACTCCAGGTGGTACAGGTTATGTAATCACACAAGGTGTTGTTACAGGTGTTAATACACAAGCATATAATGAAGGAGACACACTCTATCTTGGCGTTAGCCCAGGAAGTTTAACATCAACGAAACCTTATGCACCAAATCATCTAGTTTATATTGGTGTTGTTGAACGTGCGAATCAGGGTCAAGGTCAAATTTATGTTCGCCCACAAAATGGTTATGAGTTGCATGAAATTCATGATGTAAATATTAATCATAATGTAGCTTTAGCAAACGCTCACATTATTGTTTATAATTCATCATTGGGTATATGGGAAAATAGACCTATATCATATTTGGGATTGTCTACGTCAGATAACGTAGCAAGAACTATAGCAAACTCAGCATATGATCAAGCTAATGTTGCGACTACTTTAGCGCAAGCGGCGTATGATTACGCTAATACATTAGTTATACCAAGTCTAAGTGGCTATGCTACGAATGCTACATTAGAAATTGTATGGTCAACTGCAAACGCAGCGTATGATCAAGCTAACGCAGGTGGTGGATCAGCAAATTTGGTAGGTTATGCAGTTAATACAACGGTTGATATTGTATGGTCAACTGCAAACTCAGCATACAATCAAGCAAACTCGGCGAATTCTTTAGCACAAGCAGCTTATGATGCAGCAAACAATGTTGTACTGTACGATCAAGATTTAAATACATCTAATTCAGTTTCATTTGCTGAGTTGACAGTAACAGGAAATACAACTGTTCAAAATATTATACCATCATCCAATCTTGCTTATGATATTGGTACACAGACGCAGCGTTTTAGAGATTTATATCTAAGCGGAAATTCTATTTTTCTTGGAGAAAAAGTAATTACCAGTAATTTAATTACTGGAATTGAATTCATCTCAAACAGCGCATATGCACAGGCAAATTCAGCAAATTCTTTAGCGCAAGCTGCATATGATGCTGCTAATACCAAATCAACTTTTTCTGGATCTTATGACGATTTAACAAATAAACCAGATTTAAGTGTTTACTTGACATCAGCAAATCTTTCGGGTTATGCAACTGAAAGTTATGTTAATACATCGATATCAAATTTAGTAAATTCTGCGCCAGCAGTTTTAGATACTTTAAGTGAATTAGCAAATGCATTAGGCAACAATGAGAATTTTTCTGTAACAGTTACCAATTCAATTGGCGCAGCACAGAGTACGGCCAATACCGCTTGGGATAAAGCTAATAACGCATTTAATCAAGCTAACACCGCCACAGCATTAGCACAGGCTGCATATGATGCAGCAAACAATGTTGTATTATATGATCAAGATTTAAATACGTCAAACTCCGTATCATTTGCTGAACTTAATGTCACGGGAAATACGAATACTCAAAATGTAATACCAACAATAAGTAATCTATATAATTTAGGATCACCAAGTTACAGATATAATAATTTGTATGGTTCATCATTGTATCTTGGCAATACTGTAATAACTTCGGTATCATATACAACATTAAGTAATACGGCATATTTTGCATCAAGTCAAGCTAACGGCGCATTTGATAAAGCAAATTCAGCATATACATTAGCGCAGAATGCGTATGATGCTGCAAACACAGGTGGCGGTGGTGGTGGAAATGGCATAATTAAAACATATAATATATTGAATGAATTTTCAGCACCTTTAATTGGTAATCAAATATTTGTGCCCTTATCGACAACATTCATTAAGAAAATTCAAGTCACTAATGGAGAAACAGCTGGAGTTGATATCATGTTAGGTCTTTATAGAAATAGTGAACTCTTAACTTTTCTCACTTTACCTGCAGGACTAATTACATCAACAATTACCGGGTTAAATTTGGAAATTAGAAACAATGATTACATCACAGTCAATGTCGTTGCGGGAGCAGGAAAAAATTTAATGATGACAATGTTTGATGTATAAAATTATAAATAACAAAACTCAACAATTTATTGAATTGATTATTATAAATATAGCATGAATTTTGAAAATCTCACCAAATACTAGGAGAATATTTACATGGCAACACTTAACGAACTTGGTAGAAATAGTGCATCTATTACATATGGTGGCACTGCGACGGGTTCTGATCTATGGCCTACTTTAACTCTTGTAGACCAGTGGTTGACGAACGACACACTTCAAGGAACTGCTACTGCAAGTAGCACTACTGTAACTGGAACTGGCACTGTGTTTGTTACACAAGTTCGGGCTGGCGATGTTATTATGATTGCGGGTCAAATGAGAACTGTAGCTTCAGTAACTAGCGATAGTGTCTTTACTGTAACTTCAGCTTTCAGTCCAGCAGTATCCGTTGCAAGTGCTATTAAAGTTATTAATACAACTCTAACAGGAAATACAACTACGACAACTGTTAGAGGCAATACATTTGGCACAGTTTCAGTAACAAATGGATCCACTACAATTACTGGTGCAAACACATATTTCTTATCGGACGCTACAAACTCTGTGACGCCTGTAGTCATGACTGGTACAGTTGCAGTTGCGGCTAACGGTTTAATTACTGGTACAAGCACTTCTTTTGTAACATCTCAAGGTGGTGCGAATGGATTATATCCAGGAGATTGTATTACGGTAGTTTCAACAGGAACAACATATTACTTTGAAGTTGCTACGGTTACAAGCGATACTGAAGCAACAGTCATAACAGGACCAGCGTCCGCAATTTCTGCTGGCGCTACACTAACTAAAGCACAAAATGGTATTTCTGGTAGAGTTATTAATATTAATGGCCGTGTTCGTACAATTTCATCAATATCAACGAACGGCACGATGTCTGTAAATCTACCAATGGACTTTACAGATTCTAATTTAAGATATAGAACATATCCACGAGGAACAATTGCTAATGCTGTGGGTGGAACTTTAATTCAGTCAACAGGATGTTCATCTTCAGGCACGACATTAACAGTAGCAGCAACACTTACAGGCGTCATCGTTGTTGGTGCAGGATTAAACTTGACATCTGGTACAGGAACACTTGTCACAGGCACGACAATTACGAATCAGCTTTATGGTGCAACTGGCGCCGCTGCTGCAACAACAACAGCGACGGGTTCAAGTGGAGGAAACACAATCACTGTAGGATCCGCAACAGGCATTCTAGTTGGTCAATTAATTTCAGGTAACGGCGCTGTAGTTTCTGGTATTGATCCTAGTACATACGTTACTGCTATCTCAGGCACAACAATTACTCTAAGTAAAAATTTGACAGGCAACTTATCAGGTACAACTGTTTATTTTTATCTGCCTGGCGGTTTAGGTGGTTACACATTGAGTTCGGCTGCAACTGTGAATCTTTCAGCAGCAACAGTTCAATTCAGTAGTGTTATAGGAACAAGTGCAAATTTTGCTTGGGACTTACAAACAGGCGATCAAGTTTGGATCGGTGATGAATTAAGAACATTCAATTTTGCTACTGATGGTACGGCGATTGCGTCTGCTACAGTAGGAAATCCGATTGTTTACGGTTATACAACAGATTATACAGGATATGCAGGTAGCGCACTCAATGTTGTACGACAACTTTATCAGGGCCAATCTTTCCGTAGAGATGAATCCTACATCAACGGTTCAGGAACATCATTTACAACTGAGTTGCGTGTCGGTGATGAATTGATTATTGATGGCACTGAAGTTAGTGTTACTCAAATTCTGAGCAACACACAAATGAGAGTTCGTCAAGAGTTTACTCACACACTTTCAACTTCAACTATCTACAAGAAAAAGAAAATTCACGGTTTTGTATTAGAAGGCACAAGAGAAGGTGGAACAACTGCGGGTAATAAATTCTCGCAAGCAACCACAATGCTTGCTACAACAAACACAGTTTATCCAATTGGCACAAATACTATTGTTGTAGCATCTGCACCAACAGTAGGGCAATATAACTTTATTAAAATTCATGGTGCAGGCGGAATTCCTACCGTATTAACAGGAACAATTAATACAGTATCAGCTTCTACAACAGTTACTGGAACAAGCACTGCATTTACTACTCAATTGCATGTAGGCGCTGAAATTTCAATTGCAGGTCAATACTTTGTCGTTACAGCAATTGCGTCAGATACTTCAATGACTGTGAATGCAAACTGTACAGTTACAGGACCAGTTCCATTTTATAGAACTATTCCTCTTTATACTTACATTGCATCTATTGCTGCCACAACTATTACTTTGGGTCATACACTACGTCATCCAATTTATGCGACAGCAGCAAATCCATGTATCATCTATACGCCAAATACAGGTGCAGATTTCATTGAATATGTTTATTCGGCACCAAACAAATCAGCAGAAGCATCAACATTACTTTTCAATACAAGTTTAGATAGAAAATATTTTGGTTTCCGTTTTTATCCATTGATGCAAAATGCTGCGACATATGTCTCCGGCACTCAAATCATTAACGGTTATACACCAAATGCAACATCTACAATTTCAACTGCATTGAGTGGATGGAACACACCAGTGTATGAGCGTTGGGTTGCAGCATATGGGCAAACTGGTGGTGTAGGTATCAATCTTGCTGATTGTTCTGGTGGTACAGTGATGATTGGTTCACAAGCCGCAACAACATTTACATTGAATAACTTGATCGCAGGATCAATTACAATTCCAACAACATCGACGCAATATGCGCCATTTACTTTAGGAATTGCAGCAAACAGTCCCACTGCACTAGCGAGTGGTACATTCAATGCGTCATCATCAACTTACACCGCACCAAGCAATACTATTGCAGCAAGTAGCGTTGTACTGGGTGCTATCAGCGGCGTTTTTGATACTCAAGTTGGAACACAAACCACTGGCGGATTCATATATCTTTTTGCCACACCAAGATACTTTGTAATTCAAGGAAAGAGTTTTGCGAACGTACCTAATAATCTAATTGGTTGCGTTGAATTTGAAAGAGCACAGCCTGAAGATTCTGGCACAGGACTAGGAACAACAACTGGTGTAACTTATAATGCGTTTACTTTGACAACCGGTGTTGGTGGTTCACAAACATTCCAAGGTATGGGTGCTTCAGCAGTATTAGGCACACCTGCAATTAGCCCATGGCCATGTTATGGATACATCAACGGTCAAAGATTGCCCACAGGTGCTTCGCAATATCCATCATTGCCAAATCCAGGAAATGCACCAGTTCACGGAAATGTTATCTCTGTACCTAGAGTTAGAAATTCGGCAGGCGATCTAGTAGGCGTTAATTCACATATCTATAGTGCTATGACAATTACAACAGGTCGTTGGGGTCATACTGTAGAGTTGGGCGGTACTGGCGCATATCTCTCACCTGGTACAATTGCATCAAATGGTATTCCAGCACAAACAGGTGTTTTAGCAGATACAATTCCTCAGATACATATGGGCCAGATTGTTCCTGTGTTCACTAACGTTTATAACAGTAAACGATTTATGTTTAGCCCGGTTGTTGTTTTGGGACCATCTTATGATCCTGACGTTCGTG